AACGTTAGTACCATCGAATAGGATCTCCATCCCTGCATAAACACTGTAGTTGGTACCACCTAGTGTGAATGACTTCGTTGAGATGTAGCGCCCCATCTTCCCCGGCATGAATCTGATCTGGGTCTGTTGTTCCATCTTGGTCTCCTATAGGGGGTGTTTACCCGACTACCTATAGGGGGCCTATAAGGAGCTTATCGATTGCCGGCGGATGGGGTGCAAAACTCACATGTCGACTTAGGCTTGTTCTTATGCCACCTCAAATGAGTGTAGTAGCGTCCCATCCTACTTCTATCTTCTGGGCTAACCTGGTCCAGATTCACGCTACTAACCCCATCATTGAGGGTGGTGGAGATCGCTCTGCCAGAGTATGGCAAAGGACCACCGAACTCCCATAAGAGTATCTCCTCAATTACTGGGTAGCCAAGTCCTACTCGACACTCATTGATGAAGAGTAGCAATTCAGGGGTCACCCTAAAGAACCCTCGACTGAGGGTTATACGAGCCTCGATGAACAACTCGTGTACATACTGTTCGGAGAGGTCTGTCCAGGCAAGGAGCGCGACCCTACGGAATGTACTTGCTCTGATGTTAGTGAGACGATTACGGATACAACTACTAGTTCCAACCTTGACTACTTCTGGCTCAACTAAGGCGAAGTAGGTGCCCTTACCAGATGGGGCAGGAAGGTCTACGGTGATTCCCATCGGTTAAGCCATTAGGTGTCGTGGGATAGCTGTAAGCTGTACCCACGACACCTACAGACGATTGTTACTTCTTGGCAGTCTTCTTGGCTTTCGGCGTAGCCGTCTTCTCTGTTGCCTGGACAACTCCAACTTCCACCTTGATGGCCTTCAGGAATCGGGCCTTCAGTTTCTTGGACGGTGGCTTGGCGGCAACAGTCATCTCTTTGCCGGTGGCAGGGTTGCGCGCCTTGCGCTCCGCCTTGGCGGGGACGTTGACGAGTGCGAATTTAACCACACCCGGGAGTACGAACTTCTTGTCCTTACGGAGACTCTTGGCCGCAACCGTAGTCAGAGCGACCAAGAACCCACGAACGTGGGACTTGGTGGTGCCTTCCATCTCGCCAGCAACAGCCGCAATCAGTTCAGTCTTAGTCATAACGCATATTCCTTCATCTGGGTTGTTTTTGCGGAAGGAACACTCTCCACTCCGTCTACTTCGTAACAACTACACCACCAACTAATGATTTAGCGGGGGCGGTATAGAAATAAATCTAGGGGGTCACAACTTCACCATCGACGGGTGACTCTGAGCTAGTCCATAAGGTAGATAGCTCTACTTGATCATCAGAGGCGACAGTCAACATCGCCTGCTGAGCAAAAGCAGCCTCCTCCTCACGAGCTTTTAGGAAGAGGGCTACCCTACCTTTGATCTCATCGTAGGCTACTCTCAAAGCTTCCTCTTCAGAGTATGCTGATCCTCTGAACTCCTGACTGAACACGTTCTCGAATACTTTTGGAGCTTCGGCTACGTCTTCAGCACCGGGTTCTTGATTTAGGATACTCAGGTCACCAGTGTACTTGTCCCCAGACAACTTGATGACCACTTCCCAAAGAGGGTTTGAGGGGAGTACCTCGACCGGGCTATTTTTGAACTCGAAGGTGACACTCGTAAGGGCGTTACGGTTGATCGCCTTCCCATAGAGGTGGAGGGCCTCTGAAATGGTGGAGAGGATGCTCATGCCAATTGGGTACACCGGAAGTCAGCGCCCCCAAGAACCAAAGAGGATGAAAAATCAACTCTTTGGCTACACGGCCAGTTACGGTCAGCGGTCTTTGTCGCGAGAGGGGCGCCCAACCACCCGCTCATGTTCAATACCGTGCTTCGTCAAGTGCCTGCTGACAGTAGATGCTCCTACCCCAGTCAGTTTGGCAATCCTTCGAATCGGAACTCCCTTAGACGCCATCTCTCGAAGAGTATCTTCAGGAGCCTTCTCTCGAACTTGGTAGTGTGGGCCTTGAAAGCCAAAGTGCAACTTGTAGTGCATGAACTCCGGCATGTGAGGCCTCACCAGAGAAATGAATAGGTGAGCCTGGTCCTCCCCCTCGAAGATGAACTCCCCCGTGTTGCCTTTCTTCAGATCCCATCGTGGATTGAGACTGAACTTACGAAAGATAGCCTGTGCAACATCACGGCTCTTTGACCCCATGCCGAAAGTAATACGAGGCCACCAACCAGAGGTTCCATCATCCATGAACCAGATCGCAAGAGCGAGAGCATCAACTAGATCAACCACCTGCGGTTGAAGCTGTTTAGGTCCAAGTTCCGGGTAAAACAACTCATGCCAGGGAAGCATGGTTTCGTGAGAGACGGTCTCACACCTAAAACCAGGGAACTCACCTCCAAGCGTCTTCCATAGAACTGGGCGCAGCCCTAACTGAACCCAAGAACCCCACTCCTTGCTCTTCCACTCCAAGTACTCTCTCTGATCCTCGCAATGATTCTCGGAGTACCTAGCTACATGGGTACTCTTTGAGATCCTACCGTCACCTAGCATTGAACCCACAAGAACAGATCGAAGCCGACCTTCAATAGGGGTTACCTCATGTCGCTCAGTTCGACCTAAGGTCTCAATCCCCCAACGATGTCTCCACCGACGGATATGCTTCAGAGGGCACCCTACCTGAGCAGCAATCTCGGAGTCCGTAAGCTTGGCCTCCAAGTACAAGGTTCGAAGTTCAGCTTCAGATATTGGACAAGGTACGAGCTTCATGCTAGACCGTACCATGTAGCTTTGAGGTGTCAACGACTCGGTTCAATATGGTGCATTAAAGAGGAAGGCCGGGAGTCCTCTCGGAAACCCGGCCTACACTCAATTCAGCCTAGTTAGGCTCAGACGCGAGTCACAACAAGGCGAGTCAACCCACGCGGGTTGAACGCACCTATACCTACATTTTCGAAGCAGCTGAACCCTATGGTTCTCGCCTTCGGGTCGTCGGCCGACAGAACCGTGAGTTCCGTACGAACCGGGAAGCGTCCGAAGTTCTCGGGCTCTGCCGCGATGTATACGAAGCCAGCGGGGACCAACCTGCTCGTGATGATCTGGGCGCCCCATAGGGTTGCCTGGAGACCAGTCTTGAGTAGGACGGCTTGGCTCTCGATGTCGAGGATGTCACGACCGAACTTGCGGATGTCCGCGTAGTCCGTCGCGTTCATGTAGATCCTCGCGACCCTGAGGTCGTGACGCTCTACCTCAGCAAAGGCATCCGCGAGGACGCTTGGGCTGATTGGAGCTACGACGTTGAGGTCGGGGTTCGTCTGACCTGGGAGAGTGTCGAAGCCCGAGACAGCAATGCTATCGAGGACTGCAAACACACGCTCATCTTCAGCGGCCTGGATCTGGGCTTTCGCCAAGTCCTGAGCGCGTTCGATGAGGTCGAACCGACGTTCCTTGATCTGAGTGAGGGGAATCTCGGGGTTCGAGGCAAGCTCGAACAGCGGGAAGATAACCCTTCTCGGCTTCTGAATGGCAAGAATATTCTCACCCTCTTCACCAACCACGTAGGCAGTGACGTCGGGGTCCTTGTCATAGATGGGGAGTGCCCCGTCTGGGAGTTGTTCGACTAAGAAGGTCTTGCGACCAACCGCCGTGTAGTCCCTGCGAAGACGCAAGGGCTGAATCATCGAAGCAGCTAGTTTGGCTCTGCCAGCAGCTGTTTTGATGTACTCTGAGATGATCTGTTGCTTAATGTCGTTGCTAACCACGGTAGTCTACCTTTCTTGTCTCACTCAGATTCTGAGGTCGACGATCAGCATGGGGGTGGTGGCATCGACAGCAGCCTTGAGAACGCCAATGACGGTGGCTGTTGCTAGCGCACCGGACTGACCTTCGTAGGCGTCTCCGACAACGTTAGTGATCAATCCATTTACAGAAGCGTAAAGGAGATCACCGGGTGCGTAAGCAGTCGTACTTGATCCTGCATTACCGATTGCTTCTCCAGCATGGGCTCCAAGCTGGATTTGGGTTTCATAGATCGTTAGACCTATGCAAGACCCTGAGCCGCAAACGTATGGGCCACGACCTGATGCTGGACCAGGAGTGTTCTCGTAGGCGTTTCCTGCAGCATCATTCAAGAAGATGCCGAGAGGACGAATGCCGGTGTGATACCCGGAGGGCACTGTTGCTCCTGGGGTGTCAACTACTGGTCCACCAATTACATTGTTGCCCGCGAGAGCACGTGTAAAGGCTACCGATCCGCCCAGAACACCAGTCTTGGTGATTCCTGAGAGTGTTGTGCTTTTTGAGCCCGTTGCGACTGGAGGGTTCGCTTGGGTGAAGGCATCTGCCGCGAGGACACCCACGCTATTGCGGGTGACGACGTGAAACAACTGCACTCGACCACTAGTTTCCCTGAAGTCGCCCGAGCTTTGACCGTTCATGGACATAGTGAAATGTTCCTGTTGGGTGAAAGTGGAGCTACTTCATATTCATCTACATCTAGGCAGTCACTGAAGACTGAGAGTTCTCTTAGGAGGGGGTCACTTGCGCAACCCCCTACCTACAAGGCCTCACTGATCTGTTCGCATACCGAATGCTTCACGAACGTCTGGAGCTGAATTCCAGAGGGTAGACAGGTCATCAGTTCTCGCTGAGGCTGTCTTGTTCGATCCGCCAATCTGACTTACGCCAGCGGTAGGCCGTGTTCCTACTGTCCTCATAGAGGCAGTTCGGACCACATGAGCTTGCTTCTGCTGCTGCCCTTGATCCTGGTCTTGCTGACCAGCGGCTTCTGCAGCGTTCTTGTACTCTTGGTTGTTTGCAAACAACTGACGAAGAGTGTCGTCTTCCTCTGGGGAGAGTTGGACCTCACCGACATCCATGCTGGGAGTGTCGAGTTGAATGTCCATGTTCGCCATGGGCTCAACTTGACCCTGCTCGGCAAGCATCTGATCAATCTCGTTGTTACCTTGTTGCTGAGACTGACCCTGTTGCTGAGACTGACCCTGTTGCTGAGACTGACCCATGCACTGCTGAGCTGCCGCAACCGGGTCTTGGCCATTCTGAATCGCCTGTTGCACTGCCTGTGCAACCTGCTGGGCCTGACTCTGTTGCTGCATCTGAGCCTGTTGCTGTTGCTGACCGGCTTGTTGCTGTTGCTGACCAGCTTGCTGTTGCTGCTGGCTCTGAGCCAACTGCTCTTGAAGCTGCTGAGCTTGCTGAACCAACTGCGCGATCTGCTGTTGCATCTCAGCTTGCTTCTGCTGAGCTTGCTTCTGCTGATCCTGACCCTGTTGCTGGTCCTGTTGGGCCTGCTTCTGCTGATCCTGATCCTGTTGCTGGTCCTGCTGAGCCGCCTTCTGCTGGCCCTGGTCCTGCTGACCCTGTTGCTGGTCCTGCTGAGCCGCCTTCTGCTGGCCCTGGTCCTTGTCGTCCTTGTCCTTGGCCTCTTCCTTCTTCTTGTTGACATTCTCGAGGAACTGAGGTGGGATCTTGCCAGCTTGCTTGTCTTGCTGCTGACCGGCTTGTTGCTGGTCCTGCTGAGCCGCCTGTACTTGCTGCTGCTGACCCTGCTGGTCCTGCTGCTGCGATGCTTGTACCTGCTGATCCTGCTGTTGCTGGTCTTCGTCCTGAGCAGCTAGGCGAGTATAAGTAGCCATCACCTCTGTATCTGGTAGATACATGAGAGAGAAGCTCTGATCCTCGATCTCAGCTGCTGAAGCTGATTTGGCTAGCATCTTGCGGGCAATGGCCACGCAAAGAGCTGCCTTCTTGGTAATGACTTCTTCCGAAGCCGTTCTTTCGGGATGGTTGAAAGTATCGGACCTCATCTCAGGCATGCCGATTTCGTTACGCTTCACCTGGCCACCAGAGTACTCGGCTTCCCAAGTTCCAGCAGCTGGATGAATGTCCTCAGCAAACTCCGAAGGTCCGCCGGTGACATAGGCATCGGCTGCCGGTTGCTGATTGACGTGGTCCTGATTCATCAGATAGGGGTCGGCGACTTTCAAACCAGCCCTCTTGGCGATGGTATGTACGTTCCAAGTTGAGCGCTCACGAGGCATGGAGGAGATCCTTTCCTTAGTTCGAGAAGCCGTATAAGAACTTCATCGAAATCCGAGAGAGAACAATTTACCTTTGGTGACCAATTGAACCTTCTCAGAGTTAGTGAGGGTTCGGCCCAGTACCTCACGACAAGCCGTAAGGTAACTATCTACATTTGGATATGAGGCCGTCCCGCCTAGAGCGATCACGGTCCTATAAATTCGAGCATCACCTGCCATTGAGGATTTCTTTTCAGACCTCTCAAGAAGGCGATTCATGACGAGTATTTCTCGTCCTGAAAATCTGTTAGCCTTGCCTACAGCTTCCCACCCACCCATGTCATGCAGGATCAACCCTGCTAGGACACTTCTAGCTTTGGATGAGTCTTTAACGTTGGCTAGTACCATCTTAGATCGCTCACGCCACTTGGCGTAACGTAGAGCTGACCTAATAAGAGATTCATTGGACCTATTCTCGTCCAACTTACTCTCCTCATCCTTGTTAGAGTCGGAGATGTCTTTCTTGACCTTGTTCGTGACCTCTCCAACTAGAGAGTCGTACAGATCATTGATGACTTTCTTAAAAGGACGAGTTGAATCCTCAGTATCTGGGGGGGACTTGGAAGAGCCCCCCATTTCAGATTGACCAGGAAAATCCTGCTCAGCAGAATTGATCCGAGCCCGAGGAGCATCCATAATCTGCTGCAGACGAGCTTTATGGGCTTCAGCAGCCCTAGCAGTACCAGAGAACGGAGGCGGTACATGGAGGGATCCTAGTGAGGGCCCATCATGCAAGTATGCTAGGTAGTCAGCAGGCTTCGCTACAGCTCCAACCCCAATGGGGGCGAGACGAGCAGCCTTCTGCATAATGTTAGGGTCAAAAACCTCTGTGGGTCGCGTATACGCTACTTGAATCTTGCGACGGGCCTCAGCCAACTCCGCTGTCTTCGGGTCGAGGATGGACCTCAGTACCGCTCCGGAGAAGGCTGGGTGTGCTACCCATGAGCCCTCTATAAACTTGACAGACCCTGGCTCCTTCGTGATATGTCCGCAGAGCTCAGCTATCTTGCGACGCTGACCCTTACCATCGAGGAACCAGTTACCCTTCTCATACTTGATGTGACGACAGAGTTGAGTTTCGTCTTCGGCTACGTTGCCACATTTAGTACAGATGGTGAAGCCCACATGGCAACCCATACTCAAGGTACTGAGTTGACCACTCGTGATAGCTTCAATGAGAGACTTGTGCTTGCGGTCGGTAGCTATAAGGATGTCGACGTAGACCGACTCCCCTATGTCCCGAGCAGCTGCATCAATGATCTTGCCCTTGGACAGCTCTGGGATCTGGATGTGCTCAACGTAGTTCTCGCCACCTATGAAGGTACGGAAGGACGCGAGGAGGAGATTGCGCTCCCAACAATCCTGGTTGTTGTTGACATACTTCGTGGTACCTGCAGACACATAGAAGTCCGGGAACTGTCTATCGATCTGGAGACCATCGAACATCTGGATGCCCGTGGGCATCCCAGGCTTCTCAGTATCCACCGAGGCAATGATCGTACAGTGGCTGAGGAGATACTGGGCTGGGTCATACTGCTGGAGTACAACCTGAGATGCCCTTCGTACCTCGAAGGTGGGGGCGGGTAGCAAAGCTTTTGAACGAACATCGTCCCACCCAGCTTGAGTGATGACAGGGTTCGTGAATGTAGCTTTGGCGTACTTGGAGAAACCCATTAGGTGGCCCCTACTCCAAACCATTGATGAGGTTCACCAGTGGGACCCAGCACTGAGACTGGGTCAATGATGGTTAAGCACTTGGGACAAGCAAAGACCTTATGGCGTGCGCCCTCTTGCATCCTATAGGTAGAGCGCCTCATCCTGTTCGAGCATTTGGGACAAGCGGGACGACCCGCTTTGACATCCTGGTTGGTAGCTCGATACTGCCTATTCTGGGCTACCCAGTAAGCAGCAGTCTTTTGAAGGTGATCTTGGATCCGAAGCTCACCAGCATTGTGCGCAAACAGATAGAACTTAGCTACCTCAGCTCTGAGGGCCTCGTCATTCACGTTTGGGTAAAGAGCGCGATAGAGGTCGTCATAGGCGATGACCTCACTCGCGCCCTTATGCCAATGCCTTGCCAGCTCTACATAAACCGAGGGCTGGAACTGCTTACTCCAGAGGGAATTTGAGGAAGCTTCCTTCCGAGCCCTCTCGATTTCTACAGTCATGTAGCTCTGATCAAACTGTGGTGGCAAGTACTTGATGAACTTTGGGTTCACCCGCACCACATCATCCGGAAACACACGCTCGTTACCGAATGGCCATTGAACATCAAGTACGCCAAGACCTTTGTGGACGGCAGTTACCGTACCCACGTAGGGTGAGAGATCCCCATCGATGACGTCGATCTTTTGGACCACGTCACCCTGAGTGAACTCCTGTGTTAGCTTCCAATAATCAATAGCCATTGTGGCCCTGCTTGTGTGAATTTACGGAGCGAGGGGGCGACCTGAGGTTGACTTGCCAGTTTCAACTGCCTGAGATTGGTCATCCTTGAACAAGCTCATGTACTCGTTCTCATCGGCATCGGTCTGAATGGGAGCCATCGGAGCATCGAAGGTATTCATGTACCCTTCGTCCGTATCCTTCTGCAGGACCTTGGCTTCTCGGAGAACGTGAACCTGGCGTTTGAACATGTGTTCCTCGCCATAGGCTAGCTTCTCGACCTCGTCCGCTACCTTGTCAATTTCATTGACAACAGCGCGAGCAGCTTCGAAGTTCATGCCCCACTTCTCGTGGTTGTCTTGAACAACCTGGGCAATGCGGTCTAGCCGGCTAAGAACTTTGCTGGCTTCTTCCTGAGCAAACTTGGCAGTCATGTTATTTCCCTCTGGGGTTGTTGAGGACTCACGTACCGTTAGTAGGGGTTTGGTTTGAGATTCCCCTGCCAACTTAGCTAAAAGCAGATTGTAGAGGTTTGCATCCACTACAGCACTGTACCGACCATCTCCGGCGGACCTGATAGCGAGGTCCAGGGCTGCTCTGAATCGAGCATCTGGAACCATACCGTCAATCGCCTTCGACAAAACTGATTGAGTCAGCCACTCTCTCGCTGACGAGAGAAGTAGATCGTAGTCTTTAGAGGTCAGATCTCGAACTGCACCTTGTTCCCACCCCACATAGGGTGCGAATCCTTCGTGACCTGCTGGATATGGATCAATACCGTTATACATCGAGGTCCTTGAAGGTTGTGAGTCAGAGTCGTTTGCCAGCATGGGTGCATCCACCTGTGCTTTGACTAAGGGATAAGAAGAATAGGGGGTGGTTTCCTGAGCCCTAACAGCTAGCTGAACCAACCTCCGAATGTCCTTCACAGATCCGCCAATTTCCCTTCGATTCTCAGAGAGGTCCTTGTCCTTCTTACTCAAATCAGGATCCTGCTCCGCCTCAACCTCTTCACGACGTCGGTCATGACGAGGGGGCTTGACCTTAGGCATCGGGTGGACGAGACGCTCTGCCTCTTCCTCCTCGCGATCATTAAGGTTCTTGGTACTAGTTACTTCCATAGCCTGTGAAGTCAGACTTCCTATCTAGCCTGGACCCAAAAGGACTATTGGATTATCCGAACCTGGACTCTGATTCAGGAGGAGGAGCTTCGTTCTTCTTCAACTTGAGGTACTCAGCAATCTTCTGAGCAACGTCAGTCTCCTCTACCAACTTCCTGCCAACCTCACCGTAGATACCTCGTAGTACCTCGTTGAATGTAGCGTCATTGATAGTGAACATGTCACGTTCAAGCTTCTCCTTGGTGTCCAACGGATCAATGTTGAACATCTCAAGAATAACGTCGATGCTGAGACTGCCCTTTTGATAGAGGTTGAACAAGGCGTCGAAAGTGTCTTGCGAGTCTCGTAGGGCCAACCGAGTGAAGCTGAGGCGCGGGTAGAGGACAACTTCGTTCCCCCACTCATCCTCCTCAATGAAACCCTTCCTACGAGCCACTGGTTTGAACAAGTACTTCTCAACGTATTCCTGAATCATTTCACGGAATAACAGATACCTAGTGTTGAGAACCTCTAGTTTAACACGATCACCAGAGAATGTAGATTCACCGTTGAGTAGGGACTCAGTCACCCCAAGGCCAGCGAACAGCTGCTTGTCCGTGATCTCGTATTCCGTCGAGAGGTCCAACAGACGGTCCCGGGCTCCGATGTCTTCCCAATGAACCTCGTAGTTCGTAATGATGCTGTAGTCAGGATCGACCAAGGCAAGATCGACCTGCTCACGCAAGTCTTCCACATCCAACTCGGATAACCCCTCACCCCAGATGAGGCGCTTGGGGGTCATCGCGCGGGTGGCGATGAGGGTCTGAGCTTGGCGAAGCTTCTCTCTATAGTAGAGGGTCCGGAGACATCGATCTAGAATGCTGGCTCCTAGGTCTTCCCCTGCACCCCTTCGACCTGCCAAGTGGTAGCAGAATGAACCTTCGTCGGGGTCCGTACCCAAGGGGATCAGTTTTCCAGACTCAATGTACTCTCGAACCTCAGCCGGGATCTCCTCGACCATCTCTTGGGCACGCTCATCACCTGCCTTAGCCTGAGTGAAGAGAACCTTGTCTCGGTCACTAGGGATCAGTTCGATTCTTGTCTTGTCGGTGAAAGAGAAGGTCGTGAGCTTGACCTGGTCGATGGGGAGTATGACCAGCTTGGTCCACCCCTTATAGTGCTTCTGGTAGTAAGCCAGGTCACGCTCCTCATGATCATCATAGGGCTCGACTGACTCTTCTTCAGTCTCCGTACCAGTACCATCCTCATTAAGGATAGCTTGCGGGCGGCGCTCAACTCGATTCCCAACATCGACTGGAATGTCAACAGATCCATCCTCGGCGAACAGGAACACGTTTCCATCCAGCCAATAGTGATGGACAGCTGTGATCAACCTCTTGAAGAGATCAACCTTGTCACACATACGCTCGAAGAAATCTAGGATGTACTTTCCGTAATTGTCAGCACTCTTGAAGCCCTCGGGGCAATGCAGGGGCCTGGGAGTAGCCAGCCTGACCTTAGAGAGTGGAAGTTCGGTATGGATGTCGATAGCTTGACCAACAAGAGGGTCAGCATTGTAGAAGTGGCGATATATCTCCCTCTTCTCACGAAGAGACTGAGGTAACTCGAGAAAGTCTGTTGATAACTGAGGTGAGAAGAACGAACTGTTGCCTGAAAGAGAGGTATTAGTACCAGCGCCAGTTGGTACAGGGCCCCCATAGTTCCCCGCACCACTCATATTAGAGGTACGGATCCGCCGCGCGAGTCGCTCTTTCTCGGTCAAGTTGGTAAACTTACCCTTCGCAGCATAAGGAGCATACTGTCTGCTCGTAGAGGTCCACGGAGTGGAGAACCCACTCGTAGGGACGTTAGTAAATCTAGCCGCCATTAGGGTGACTCCTCGCCATACAAATCATCGATGTCTGAAGCTGTTGTCTCCGATAGGCCCTGACTAACTAGGTCGACTTCTTCAGTGGTCATTGGAGGTATCCCATAAAGGGCTTCCAACGGGTCCCTAGGCGCCGATGCCTTCTTCTGCTTGTCAGCCTCAATCTTAGACAAACGTTGAGCCTCGACTTGCTTCTGTCGGTTCCGGTCTTCTGTATCGCGAGCAACTACTGTAAGAATTCTATTTTCAAGGCCTGCAGTTCGACGAGCAGCTTGAAAGACCATCCCTGAGAAGCGTTTTCCAGAGTTGGCAATTGAGATGTATGAATAGGACGCCTCATCAGCCACGTGCCGAGCCTTGGAGTACAAAGTTGCGTAGATCTCGTTCAACTTTCCAGAGTGATCCACTATCAAGTCACGAACTCGAACTGCTTCTTCACATAGCTCGTTAATATTCATCTGATCCAGGGACTTCCTGAACCGATAGACCTCTTGCGGCTTGGGTTTTAGTTCGTTGTCAGCCATCACATTGACGTTTGGATACCAAGGAAGTTGTTGTTCACTGATTTAGGAACTTGGGCGACGAACCCGGTGAAGAATGCTGGTGCCAATAGGTCACCGGAGATGGTGAGTTCATCCTCCTTGGTCCACAAACCTCTTTTTGATAAGTAAAGTATATCGTTGGCCTGGTAGACCAGAGGAACGTAGGGTCCGCCTAGTAATCTAGAGGAATATGTATAGCGTTCGTAGCTAGTGGTAGCCATCAGGCACCCACCAGACAACATAATGGCATACTGATAGACCAACTGTTGCTGAGTCATTGCAGTAAATTGATCTGCCGACTCATCAGAACCCCAAATCAGGAAACCACCGTATAGACCACTTGAGAATGTCACCATTCTCTCATCAGTAGTGGAGTCCACCCATTGAACTCCTTGCCCTCCAGACCACCCAAGACTGAGCATGTACGGAGATACAATAACAGGTTGAGTGTCCCCCTTGAAGAACACAACGCAATCTCTAGAGCGGATGATCTCGGGCATGGGGTCTCAAATTGAAGTCTGGATTACGATGTAGTTACTGTTCTCAGGAGCTGGGGCTTGAACCACGTTTCCTATGAAGTAGGTGTTGGGGCGGCGCGGGTCGAGCGGAGCCTGACTCCACTCATCCTCATTGGTCCAGTACCCTCGACGTGAGAACAATACCCTTTGCCCTACCGTGTAGATGATAGGTACCAGAGGCCCGCTCTGACGCGAGGCGTAGGTATACTGCTCGAAGGCGATGGTTGCTATGACCCAACCACCGGCGCAGAACGTCCCGTACCCGTAAAGGGGTTGAGCCCCTGTCATCGAAGTGAACTGATCTGAGGACTCGTTGGATCCCCAGAGCATGAAGCCACCGTAGATACCATCAGAGAAGGTTACAATGAACTCGTCTTGGTCTGAATCAACCCACTTGACTCCCTGCCCACCAACCCAGCCCTGAGTAGCCATGTTCTGAGACACGGAGACAGTATAGGAATCGCCCTTGAACAAGACGTAGCAATCACGAGTCCTTGGGAATTCTTGGATGAAGGTCAAATTGACACCTGAATCCCCATGTAGTAATTAGTCAGAGCTGTAGGGGCTTGAGTTACGAACCCAATAAAATAAGTGTTGGGGCGGCGCGGGTCGAGCGAGAGGGTCCACTCGTCTTCCTTGGTCCAGTAACCCCTCAAGGAGAACAGAAGACGATCGCTAGCATGGTATACGATAGGTACTAAAGGCCCACTCTGACGCGAGGCGTAAGTATACTGCTCGAAGGAGGTGGTTAGAATATGCCAGCCGCCAGCCCCTACAGTCCCAAACCTGTAGTAGGGCTGATTCTCAGTCATAGCTGTAAATTGATCTGAGGACTCATTTGAACCCCAGAGCATGAAACCAGCATAATAACCATTAGACTGAGTTACTACGAACTCATCGAGGGTCGACGCTACCCACTGCACAGCCTGACCGCCCTTCCACCCTTGGGTAGCTAGGACGCTATCAACCGTCACAGGATAGGCATCACCCTTAACAAGGATGATACAATCCCGGTCCCGAATGGGCTCGTTGCTGACGAGCTGCTCAGGCATTAGATGGTCTCCTGCTTCTTCTTGCGATTAGGTAACTGAGCCCAAGCGGACACGATGTCCTCAAGCAGCTTGTTGTTTTTCATATCGCCATTCATGAAGCCTTCCCAAGAACCACCCTTCTGCCTAAACACCAAACGGATCGACTCAAAATCAATATCCTCAGTAATGAAGTCCTCGCCTAAGAGGTGATCCACTAGTTGACGAATGATTCGGTGAGAGAAGATCAGAGGTGGGTTAGTTTCTGGGTCAAGACCTGCAGCCTTCTCGTTGAACTTCTCTATTACCGTACCATCCTTCATGTATGCGTCTTCGAGAGCGGGAACCAAGTACTGACTACGCAAGGTCGAAGCCTCATGCCCTACAGCCTCAGCAGCCCCTTCAAGGGCCTTCTTGAACTCCTTTTTGAGGATCTCGTCCTTCCTCTTCCTATCACTGGGGAGTTTTGGACCTTTGGATCTAAGAGCCCGTAGTCTCTCTTGCATTTCACGATTAGCGTGAAGACCTCGAATGTCTTTCGCTGTGATATTGAAGGAACTCAAGTACTCGTTGACTTCCTTTGATCCAACACCTTCAAAGAGCCCTCCAGTATCCTTCTCGACGGAGTCGTAGGCTGCCTTGAGCGCGGGCAAGATCTTGGAGTCATCAACAACCTTCTCGTGCTTCACACCAGACTTACCAGTGTACTTGATGACGGCCTTCCCCTTACCCAAGGATACATGTTGTTTCTGCCATCCAGTAACTCCGAAGTGCCCACGCTCTTCAGCGGAGTCGTCGTTACCAACCCTCTCGTAGGTGTGGTCGATCAGAGCCACTACAAGTGCGGTCAACTTGGTTTTGGTATCCTTGGACTTTAGGTCCTTCTCAACCTTACTGCGCAGCTTCCCCAGAGAGGACTTGAACTTCTCGATTCGATCAGCCTTCTCATTATTCCTCCGTGATACCTGCTGAGGGCTGTAGATGTAGACCGTGTTCCCACTGTCTAGCTTCTTCTTTTCCTGATAGCGAGCTGCAACACGGAGCGAAGTCTCATCGAGAATGGGATGCCTCACGGTACCCTCCTAGCCATAGATCTGGTGATCATTCGATCCATGATAACGCCATGCTTTCGCATGCGCGCCATCCTGTAGTTCTGAGGTGTGGTCTCCCGTTGAAGGGGACGTCGGTCATTATCAAGACTATGCTTGGATACTAGCTTAATGTTAGTGATCCTAGATAGAGACAACCATGCCGCTCGAACGAAGGCATCGGACACGTCATCATGGAGCCCTTTGACTTTTGGGGCCTCAACAAGGATCTGATTCTTTGCTCGTTGAGTTGCTTGGAGCCCAAGAACCTCATTGATGAAAGGTGAGTGCTTACCACCTTCAGTCGACGTAGGGAGCGGGTAGTCGTAAAGGTCCAACTTATGATCAAACATCAAAAGTTTGACCGCCTGAAACATACGACTCTTCTCATCTTGAGTGAAGAACTCACTGCGGAACTGCTTCAAACCCCTCTTGTGGAGGGACTGCTCCAGTGGCAACCCATTCCAACGGTCAAACAAGCCATCCGTAATGTAGAACTTCTTGCAAAGGGCGAATATCCAATCCGCGATTGAGTCAAAGTCCAACCGATCCACAGTTTCGAGGATCTTGGCGTAATCAATCAGAGGTGAGGTAAGGTGTGGATTGCTTTCATTCCAGGGTATTCCAGCATACCAAACCTCATGGTAGTCTTGAACTACCCTATCACCATCGGCATGAGTGATGAAGACTGCTGTACCGTCACCGATGAGTCCAACGTCGATCCCCATCTGATGAGGGCTCCGAGGACGACCAGAGAAGATAGGCTTGCGCTCGGGCTTGATACACGCCAACAAGTCTTCCTCGCGCTCAACCCAACCACGAACACGGTCTGAGAATTGAGCTCCATACTCTGTCATGAAAACAGCAGGGTCCTCATGAAACTTCTCTCGAAGAAAGGTTGGATCACAATCTCGAAAGACTTCCCAAGTTGGGGCCTGAATCGCCAACAGGTTCTCTGACCCCTCAGCCTTGGACATAGCGAAGTGGAAGAGTTCGTAGAACTTACCGGCTCGGTTCAAAGGAGACGAGATCGATATGATTCGACTCTCTACCGGACCTATGGGCTCGTTAGTCTCTGGGTTCTTGTGTGAGAACGCCAAGGCTGACGGGGTGATAGCGTCGTAGATGTCCTTGGCAGAGCTAACGCCCTTGTCTTGAAAGTGAGCCAGCTCATCGAGGATGATGACGATGTTACCCGAGCCACGGAGGCCCTTGGACACAGACGCCTTGAAGGTGACTCTGAGACTGGCCTTACCATTAAAGGAGGTGAACTTTCCGTTTTCGTGCCTGACAGTAGGACCGAACCTCTCGATATCATACGGGGTTCTAAACTGGACGTAGCTGAGGGTGTTGTTGGCAATGTAAGGCTGAAAGAACTCACACTTTGACATGTGCGAGGTCACATCACTGAATAGGAGTCCCGCCTGATCCTTGTCAGTAGCAACCGATATGATCTGGATCCTGTTTCCGTTTGGGAGCCCGTAGTACTCCTGAGGGTTACCTAGGGAGATCAACCGATACAACTCATAGCTGGCAAAAACAGCTGAGAGGGTTGTCTTGCCCGACCGGCGCCCGATGGCTAGGATCAACTGCCTTCGAATGTGATCCTGCTCACCAATGTTGCAGCGACCCTCACTGAACAGGTACTTGAGGTACTCTAGCTCTGTGAAGCGGTAGAGTACCTTCGTCTTGAACATGTCGTAGATGACAATAGTCTTTTCTTTGTCATCCAACGGGATGTGGTAGTACATCTTGACGATGAACCGCTGTACCGGATACAGCTTCATCCCGAGGCCCCAAGAGGACTCAGCATACTGCAAGACGTTGAAGATCTTTACATTACGACCATCGTGAGCAGTCTCGCTAAGGGCACCATTCATGGATGCCTCTTGCTGAGCATTCTCTAGTATGCTCTTACCTTGATGCCCAGCACTCCGAATCAGGTGAGCAATACCTAGAGACTTGGTCTCCTTATCCTTGCTAGCCACGATTACCTCAAGTTATTCTGAGCTTCGTCTTCCCAGTTATTCATCTCTGTAGCGAACCGATTGAAAAACATGTCGAATAGCTCTGGTGATAGGAGTTCCAGGGCTACCTCACGCATCTTTTCAACCCAGATAGAGAAGATCTTCTGCATCTTCTCGCTATGGAGGTTAATGGAATCTTGATCGACCTGACGTAGCTTGAGTTCAATCTTGGCGATCTCTTCCAGAGCCTTGACTCTCTTGATAGAGATTGCAGAGGTGTCCTTACCGTACTTCTCCGATTCAATTCGTTGGAAGTGAAGAGTTGCCGCCTCACGTGCTACGTCAAGCTTGATTCGATGTAGCAGAGCCAAGGTGTCGCTAGGATTACCTTCGATAAGGCTAACGAGGGGATCAGTATCAATGAACTTCTGCCTCTCGGCAGCCATCAAGGCGTGATACTCCAAGTCTGATCGACCTGGACGCCTCTCAATCTTACGAGGCCTCCCAGGACCTCTCTTGACGATACCGGTCTCACCTTCAAATGGACCTATATCATGCAAAGGAAGGATTGAAGTAGCAGCCTCTAAAATCTCCTCATGCGAAGGATCCTCTACATTTGGATTGAGTTCTTCATCTGGCATAAAAGTACCCTAGTCATCTAACAGGGTCTGCTCCGCCGCCACCGTCAGTCCTAATGAGGTACTGGGATAGGTTGCGAACAACATTGTAGCCCTTGTCTTTTTTGATCTGAGTTCTGAGGACCTTCGAGAGGTCTCTACCTGTTTCAGCCAGATTGAGGACGCTCATCTGGTTAGGGGTCCCTGCAAATGCATCCTCTGGGCGGATGTCACGACGATTGGGCGAGACAGTCTCATCGATGCCCTCCTCCATGAGTTGACCATGGTCTCTGACAATACCGCGGTCTATTCCCCGTGGTTTATTAACAGGACTAACCATTTCATGGACGTTCTTGCGCTGTCCAGGTTGCTGTTCAGCTTGCATGAAACGAGCAGCAACCCTCAGGGCCAAGGTATCAAAGGAGATCCGGTCTTGAGGGGTCATAGGTCGATAGTTGCTCCACCTAGCTCGACTGAAATCGTTGCAGACTTCGTCGGAACTGGGTTTATGTCAATCTCCAACCCAGACTTCATCTGAACCAGGTCAGCAACTGAAGATGGGTTGTGGATCATGAGGCTCCCCAGATCAATCTCGGTAGCTGAACCAGAAGCTAGGATCTCCCTCTGCTGAGCTGCCTTGTCGGCATATGGTGGATCAATCACAAGGTGCTTGGCATACTTCGAACAGAACCCAGGGTGAGCTTGCTGAACGCAAGTGGTGCACTTCGACCCGAGCTTCACGTAGGGTACCTGACGGGCGCGATGAAGCCGCGACCCTTCAGCACAACCCTTGGCGTAATCATTGTAGATAGTTGGATCGATGTAGTAGATGCCTTGGAGCCCTTGCTCACCCATGGCCACCTTGAGCTCATTCGACGACGCCAAGATGTCTCGTGAGTCGAATCGAGTCCTTAAAGCATTGAATAACTGGTGTCCGTAAAGGCCTTCATTCAAGAACTTGGAGGCAGTCTTGACCACTTCACGCTTGGTTAAGCCTGATGTGGTGTACTCATTGATGTTCCCACGGAATGCTTGTTCCACGTAGGCACGCATCGGAATGTGAGCTTGGGGATTCGAGACAGATGCTGTTCGGTAGATTGCCTTAAGGGAGTCAACTGGTGTCGCACCCCACTGATGAGACTCTGAACCTGTCCCGAGGCGCCCTGCCTGCTTGTTATCCCATAGAGCCTGCTTGACAGTATCCTCCGTATAGAGGTCTTCAGCCTTAGCTACAAGAGGCTTCCCGTAGACCAAACACCGGCTCAACTTGCTATAGATGCAAGTTGCACACTTTTGACTAGAGACAATGCCCTTGATCTGATGGTTGTGCTTCGCAATGAAGTCGGCACCTTCGTGGCAACTATCGAAGGATTCCTGAGTTGAGTACACGGTACCATACAACCCAGCTTCCTTGTAGATTGGCTCCCAAGCGCTACGAGTGGCGCGTAGGTCATCCAAGGAGAACGAGAGCTTCAGAGCTTGAAGCAACTCCGCCTCACTACGACCCTTGAGCATCTCACGCCTCAAGAATGCACAAATGTCGAATGACTTCTTCGAAGAAGCATTCTTTGAGCTGGAGGCAACCTTGCCCTCAACTGGAGGAGCCCAAGCGAGTTGCTCTGCAAGGTTCTGTTGAGCCTGTGTTGCAAGGACTGGAAGATGGACCTTCGGTGGCTCGACTGTAGCCTTGAGTTGGTGAACCGGATTCGCGATGGGCTTTGGAGTCGCAACAGTCCCTGTTACCCGGACATCACCAGCGAGGTACGCTGACTTGATCCTCTCGCGAGGATCCTGAATCGAAGCCTGCACTGCTTGCTTACCACAAGCACACTGACTTCGCTCTACTGCACCAGCCAACTCAGAGGAGTACGGTACCTCAAGGACTAACTCCTTATGAAATACTGAGCAAGTTGACTTGGCGTTATGGATGCAATCGAGGCATTGATCCTTGGCTTGAATGAACTTGGCTGTCCCAG